TCAATTCCTCCCCATTCCTTTTTCAAACGCTTTTTTCAATGGTTGAATATTCTGGCCTATGTAGTGTAGTTCAGCGGTAACTGAATATGAGGCGCCAACAGGTGTACTTATTATAGATTGCTCTTTGGGTATATGCCTAATGTTGGTTGGATGGGATTCCCCCGGGGGGATGTAATACCGGAAGTGAATCCCATCAACCATAATTATAGTAGGTAATTTATCTATAATTTCTTTTATTCTTTCAATACTGAAGAACGGGCAAAGTGATACGCCACTATGCTCAGCACGGTTTTTTAATACCGCAAACAGCTGTTCCTTGTCAACTTTCCAGATAGTTTGGCTTTCAAACGCTCCAAGGTTGTACCAGTACCGGCCATTACGTTCAAAATTACCAGTACCTCTAAGCATTCTACCCGGAACACTGGTTAACCGGTGACACCCCCACTCTTCAATATCAATATCAGGCCAACAATAAATTGAATTACCAAATTCAATTTTTCTTTTTGCACACTCCCCTATGTTTCTCCATGCATTAAATAAAAAATCGAAAGCTTTAACCTCTTTATTATTATACCATGCTTTAAGGCCCTTCCATTTTTGAACTAAAACAAGCAAAGGAACAAGTTTCTGGTATGCCTCCAACAGTTCATATTCCGGTATCTCTAAAACAGCCACATCACCATTTAAGGTTCCGCCAAGACCCCGGACTATTTCAACAGCCTTTTCGAAATACTTTGAAGAGTTTCTGGAGAATGTAAGCCTGAACATTTTATTGTAATTGAGCTATTAATTTTTCACGGTTCTTCTTAAATTCAGTAATGTAATCATTAGATTTTTTTGATGTGTATTCAATGTACATAACCATCAATACACCTTCATAAACTTGAATTGCAACAACCATTTCATTATTACGGTACATAACAATATCATCTGCCACGCCAAAAGGGTTGTACCTTTCTTTAAAAAATGTAGAAAAGTCAGTACTGTTAACAGTTAATATGTTGTCTGAAAGAATGTAAGAAGCAGATGTCAGTTTTTGGCTTTCGAAAATATACATTAAATAATCAACATATATACTGCTACCTTCATATAAAAGTCCATCGGTAATTTCGTTCAATAAATTACTAGGTTCGTTTTCTTTTACATAGGTCATTGAGGACCCAAAGTCCACAATAGGTTCCTTAAAATAATCAAAATACGGTTTTATGGTTACCTTGGAAAATGCTTCTTTATCGGTGGTTTTAGCCTTTATATCTGTTTCACCAATATGCTGGCCGCTTACACTCCCCTCTTGGTTTACTTTTGCAATATATTCATCGCTTGAAAACCAAAGAATTTCACTATTTTCAGGTGTTACGGTGTAGCTTAATTTATACGATTCATCGTAATGAATTGTAATTGAACTTGAATTAAGATCCAAGCTTGATTTAGCTTCATCCTTGGTGCAGGATATTAACATGGCAAAAATGCCTAGTAGGATAATTGAATTTTTCATAGTACTAATGGTTTTGGTTTATAAATTTATTTGCTCATTCCATATAATAATTAGTTAAAAAATTACACTTTCAATACCATCTTACAAACCTCATTCAATTCTTCATTTGTAATGTTAGCCTTTCCTATTAAATCACTCTCCGACCTTTTGATTTGCTTTTCCAGGTCTTCAACCTTAGAGTAAAAGCTAGAATAATAATTTGCTACAGTGGCTAAATACTCAATTGTAGCTTCTTTATAGTTATTACTGTTTGCAATGATTTTTGCAATAGCTTTATTTTTCAAATAAGAATTTGAATTTTGCTTTAGTCTTATTTTTCTGACATCAACAGATAACCGGATGAAAAAAATAATAAGTACAATAGAAATAATTCCTGCAATTAGTAATCCATCATCGTTCATTGTGTATTCATTTTATATTGTTCAAATAAACTGGGCCTGGTATAAAAGTACTCTTTCCCGCTAAACTCAGCTTCAAAATAATCATCAAACATATCTTCCGGTATTCTGGTTTCATCAAGACCAATGGTACTAATCTTTACAAAACCTTCCCAAATTTTAAATACAGGATAAAACAGGGCCTTTCCGATTAGGGTAAGCATGAAGCCTATTAATATACAACTAACCAAAAACGAAACAACATTTAACATAACAATAAACTATATACAAATGCGTTAATGCAAACAATGGGAAAAGCTTCTAAATACAGGGTTCGGTGCCTACTGCATTGTTGCGGTATGCCCCCCTATTGTAAATAACTTTTAACCGGTTTGTTTATTTATAAGGCCTAGTTTTTCTCTAAGTAAATCATTTTCATTCCTTAACAATTCAATAATAGTGTCTTTATCTTCAAGTTGCCTTTTCAATGTATTAATTAATGCAATTTTATCATCCTTTGATTCGTAAACAACGCTTTGTTCTCTAAGCTCATGCAATAAAGGGGTGAAATCAGGATAAGTTTTATTTGATTCTTTTTTTAAAATATCAATAAAATCGGGTTTTCTATATTTTAGCAATATATCACCAAAATGTTTATATAGTAGATTGAATTTATCTTCGCTTAATGGTCTTTTGCCGCTTTCAATTGCAGAAATATAGGGTTGTGCAACTCCAAGAATTTCACAAATAGTAGATTGCTTAATTTTATTATCCTTCCTAAATTTCTTTAAATCAATCATTTGAAAAATATTTTAAAAAATATATTCATTTTTATAATCTTTTCTTGTTTATATATAATCTTTTTGTTTATATTTGTAACACAGATTTAATAATAAACATCATGCAAGAATTATTAGAAACAATTAAGCAAGACTTTAAAGACCATTCAGAAAAATTGGGCGGGCTTTCAAGCAACGACAAATTGACCATTTTTAATTACCACACCTTGCACTTACAGGTATTAAACCCTACTCCACAAGATGAGGAAACCCTATGGCAATTGCGACAACGCCTATTGTTAAAATAACTCTTGATACAAACTTAAGCAATGTTAACAATATAAACAATACTATAAAATGAGTAAAAAAAGCTTTGCCCTGGCATACGGAAACTTGCCCGGCAACATACAGAGTAATGTAAGAGACGAAATTATGAGCCAGTGTGGGTGGGCAACGCCTCAGTATTTTTCAATGAAGAAAAACCACACCCGCGCCCTTACCGATGAAGAGTCGGAGAAAGTTGAAGCTGTGTTTGAAAAGTATGGTTTCAACGCCTGGACCGGTGAACCCATTAAAGTAGCCTAACCATGAGTGCTGTACTTTCTGATACCGAATTGCAAATTATCAAACTCCGTTTAATGGGATTTACACGCAAAGAAATTGCGGACAAAACACACCGGAGTGAGCTAACCATCAAAACTCATTATCAGAATATAATGAATAAGCTTAATGCTAATGATGAGTTACAGATTTACATCCGTGTTCTGGAAGATTATGCCGGTATCAACATTAAGAAAATTATCATCGGGGCTATTGCAGTTATAGTGGTTATCGGTCTTCAGTTTCTTTTTATTGATGAATCGTTCTGGCAAAATGTAAAGGCTTTTATTTCAACGTATATAAATTTCTAATATGGTTCTTACTGTAACTGACATACAATTAGAAAAAATACTCCGAAAAGCTTATTTGCTTGGAGAGCAAAATGGAGAGGAAAAAACGCTCATTCACCAAGGCAAATTACCGGAATATGTACGAAAAACCGAAGCCGAAACAAGAATAGGCAAACCAACCTACCAACGTGCTGTTGATGCCGGGTACCTAAATGAGAGAAAACTGGACCCGACAAAAAAGAACAGCCCCATAGTGGTTAGCCGTAAGGACTTGAATTATGTAGAGAAAATAATGAGTAACCCTAATTTTTAATACTATGGAAGCAGTATTTGTAGCAAACCCAACCCGGTACAGAGAATTTAACTGGTTGCTGGGTACAAACGAAACCATTAAGCCAAGAATTGAACACAAGTTCAGGAGGCTTGAGAAAGCCAGTGAGTTCAGTTGCCCAAAATGTAACTCAACTAACATTCACCGGTATTACATTGACGAACAGTGTAATGAAATAGCGCCAAACAATAACCCACTTTCGAAACAGGGGAAATGCCTTGACTGTGGCTGCGATGATGAACTTTCAATCTTTATCATATGAACGCTACAGCACACTCCGAAATTTTCGAAGACATAATCAGCAGCGATTTACTATTCAATGTTGATTTACGCAGGAACCGAATTACAGTTGAATTTAAAGGTAAGCATGTAATTCACCAGCCCAAAGAGCCTATTACAACAGGCGAATATTACGAATACAAAAAACGGACAATCAAACAATTGACCGGAGAAGATTATAACTAAACATTTTAAAGGAGAGAGAAAATGGACCGAAAGAATTTTTTTAACAAAGAACTTCCAACGCTCAAGCCTGTTGAAATTATCGAACACCCAGTTACCGAAAAAAGGTTTGTCGATATTTTTACCCAGATTCATGGTAGCGATGGACTGATTGCCTATGAAAGGGAAAAGTTTTATTTCTCAAAGATTCTCACTGAGAATCCGGAACTGGCACAATGCACACCCTTATCGTTGTTCAGCGTATTTTTAGATGTTGCAACCAAAGGTTTAACGCTTGACAACGGTAGTAAAGCCCTATGTTACATTACGTTTAGGAATGCTAAAATTAAAACCAAAAACGAAAAAAACGAAACCGTTGACAAATGGGAAAAAAGGGCCTTACTTGATATTTCGGGCTACGGTGAACTTGTACTACGCGAACGTGCCGGACAAGTTCGGTATGCCGACAATCCGGAGGTAATTTATGAAGGTGAAGAGTATGTTCAGGAAAACACACCCGATGGAGCCCGTATATACCACAAGATAACTCACCCGCGCCCTACCACTAAGATAATACTGATTTACGTGAGAATTGTACGGCCTGATGGTTCGGTAACATTTGGAACCCTTGACCAAGAGGGTATTGAGCGCCTTAAAAACTATTCAGCTGAAAACAATGGTAAGTGGGTTAAAGATGCCACCAACAACGACAAGCTGGTAAAGGTAAAGGGTGAAGCAAACCGGCTTTATGATGATATCGGTTTTTTAAAAGCCAAATGTTTAAAACACGCTTTCCTTTCGTTTCCAAAACTTAAGCTAAATAATTTTTCAGCTCTTGAGGCTGTTGAATCACCCGAAGATTTAGGATTACCTGCTGACGTGGTTAAAGAAACCAGCGTACCTAAAGATGAACCTAAAGCTGAACCTAAAGCCGAAAAGGCTAATACCGATGATTTTCCTGATAATAATCAGGGAGTTACTGTAAACGATGATGATATGTTATTTTAAAATCTACTGCCATGAGTAATGAAATTCAAAAATACGAAAACTTCAATTCAATAGCCACACAGGCTCCAGAAGTATTGCAACGTAACATAGGTTACATTGAACGTGCTGTTACAGCCGGTGAATCGCTGCTTGCAAAGGTCCAAAACAGTGGAATGAGCAAAGAAATGGATTCTGAGATAAACAGCCACCTTGTTAAACTAAAAGCTGTAAAAAAGGATGTAGAGGAAAAGCGCAAGCCTATCACAAGCATATTACAGGCAATAAGCAAATCGTTCACCGAAGCTGAACAGTTACTTGACCCCAAACGCCCTGAAACAACTTATTTCAGGCTTCAAAAATACCGCGATGATTATGCCCGACAATTAGCTGAAGAGGCTGCCAAAGTTGAGCGTGAAAAGCAATTGAAAATTAACCAGGATAAAGAACGTGCCGAGCTTAAGGCCAACGTTATTGAGCACGTGAACATTAAGTTTGCCGCTTATAGCACTGAGGTAAAAACTGAATTGCGTTCAATTTTTAACCAGATAACCTTAAAAGATTGGGCTGAAACTGTAAAGTTTATCAATGAATTTGATGCTGAAATTACCATTGAGGTTTACCGGACCTTTGTAATGCCATACTCTCCGCTTTATATAAGCAAAGAAGAGTCAGACAGCATTCGTAAAGAAACCATGTTACCCATGCGTGACGGGCTTAACGCAAAACTTAAAAAAGAACTGGCCGATTTAAAGCTTGAGATATCGAACGAATACCAGGCTAAAAAGAATGAACTGGAAGCTATTGAAAAAGCCAGTGCATCTGAGAAAAAGCGCCTTGAGGCTGAGGCCAAAAAACGCGAAGCGGAAAAAGCGGCTGAAATTGCCCGCAAACAAAAAGAGGATGAAGAGGCCGCCCGTGCAGCATCACAGCAACAAAAAACTGAAGCCAATATGGCCAACCTGTTTGATAACGCTGAGTCTGTTGATAAACCCAAACGCACCGGCTATTTTATACTGCTAACCCACCCCATGGGATGGTTGCCAATAATGAACCTATGGTTTGAACAACAGGGAAAAAACATGAGCATTGACGATGCTGCAAAGGTAACCCTAGACCGCATGAAACGCTTTTGTGAAAGCCATGCCCACAAAACTGAAGAGTTCATAAAAAGTCCTTATCTGAAATATGAGGAAGAGTATAAACAAAAAGCAGTTACAGCCTAATGGAACTAATTGTAAAAGACAACCCTCAGGTAATCCTTCCTGATGATTACTACAAGCATTCGGCTATGAGTAATTCAGATTTAGGATTACTTGAGGCAAAAACCCAGGATTTTGACCCCACCGAAGCATATGCTTTTGGTAACCTAGTTGACCACCTGATAACCGAACCTGAAAAGGTTGACGTTTACCGGAACTCATGCAACGGCCATATTTTTACAAACGAGCAAATGCAGCAAGCCATTAAAATGAAAGCTGCATTTATGCTAGACCCGCTTGCAAAACTAATGGTTGACAATGCCGATTGCCAACAGATTATGCATAAGTGGGTGCACCATAAAATTGGCAACATTGAGTTCACGCTTGATGCCCGGTGTAAGTGGGATTTATGGATGTCTAAATTTGGTTGGGGTGGTGACATTAAAACCACAACAGCCGAAACACAGGAACAATTTGAAGCCGCTTGCAGGCACTTCAAATACCCGCGTCAACGGTTTTTTTATATGACACTTGCTGGTAGTGAAAAAGATGTACTTATAGGTATCAGCAAAAAGAATTATAAGGTTTTCAAAATCACCATTCGCAAGGGTGATGCTTTTTGGAACGAGGGCCGTGAGAATTATGAAAAGCTAGTGGTTGAATATTGGAAATTGTACGGAAATGAATGAATTAAGAACCAGCGTTGACGGGTTAAAAGAAGAGGCTGTTGAAATGCAGGAGTTTATTGAATCACCCTTTATGGATGATGTAAATAGTTGGATGTTGAGAGGTAATCAGCTTTGCGAATATATGGCCCGTAGCGGCAAATGTTTAGCCGATGCTAAATCACATTTGGCCGATAAAAAAAAGGCTTACATAACCGAAGATTTAATAAAGATTCTGAGTGGTTTTGGCGTATCGGCTACAGCACAAAAAGAGCTTATTAATAATGCTTGCGGTGACCTTGAAAGCCTTGTTACCTGGTTTGATAGGATTAACCGGACATGCACCCATCAAGTGGAATATATACGCTCCCTGATTAGTAAAGAGAAAGCAGAAATGCAGTTAAACAATATGAGAACGCATTAAAAAAGGAGAAATTAAAATGAAATTGTCAGATTTAGCTTCACTTCCTAATCTAAAAATAGAAGTATCAATTGATGACTTAAAAGAGTTCGCTCATGAGATAATTAAAGAATTCATAAAGATCAATCAAGATGATAAAGACTATTTAATGAGTCTCGAAGAACTTCAAAGGTTTCTACCCGAAAATCCGGCAAGACAAACAGTTTATCAATGGATTAGCAATCGGATGATTCCTTATGAGAAGCATGGTTCCCGCCTCTATTTTCGCAAATCAAAAATTAAAGAATGGCTCCATAACGGCAGACAAATGAACCACCTAAACAAAGAGTTATGATAGATATTACAAAACAAATTTATGAAGCTATAGATAAGCACGTGAAGGAATCACATAGATTGATGACAAAGCTTGAAAAATCAATTTTATCAGATAAATTAAATATTCTGTTTAATGAATATGTGAATTTCGATAAAATTACCTTTGATTCTTTACCAAGTGCAGTAAGTCAGGTTATAGCTAATCAAAGAGCTATTATCGATCTTATTTCAAAAAAAGAAGATAAAGTAGAAAAAGAAGGTTACTTAACAGTTAACGAACTTACAAAGTACCTGCCGGAAAAACCCAGCAAACACACTGTTTATTCTTGGGTCTTTTATCGTAAAATACCATTTCAAAAGAATGGCCGTAAATCACTCTTATTTAAAAAATCTGAAATCGACGAGTGGCTCCATAGTGGTAGACAAATGAATCATTTAAAAAATGACTAATGATTGACAAAAACACCATACAACTCTCCCATCCCGATGGGTACCAGCCTTTCCCTTATCAATGGACTGGCATTAATAAAGGCATGAACATGAAGCGCTTTATTAATGGTGATGATATGGGTTGTGGAAAAACCGTTCAATCAATAGCAACAGCTGTTGCCTTAAACGCTACCCCAAGTTTGGTTATTTGCCCGGCCAGTTTAAAAATTAACTGGAAAGAAGAAATTGAAGCCTGGACCGATAAAAAGGCGCTCATTCTGAACAATAAGCACGTTCACATTTGGCCAGCTTATTCTGATGCTAATATAATGGCCGGTATGTTTGCCGGTAAGTTTGACTTTTTTATTGTGAATTATGAGAGCCTTAAAAAGTTCTTTGTTTGGGAATACCTGAAAAAGAAACCACGCTTATCTGATATCGTTTTCAACCCTTACATAAGGCAATTCAAATCGGTAATAGTTGACGAGGCTCATAAAGTAAAAGACCCTGATAGCCAACAGTCGAAATTGGTAAAAGGCTTGTGCACCAGCAAAGAGGTTATAATGTTACTTACCGGAACACCGGTGGTAAATAATGCCAGCGACCTGGTTGCCCCTCTTTCAATTCTTGACCGGTTAAAAGAGTTTGGTGGGGTAAATGGGTTCTTGAACAAGTTTGGGGCAAACGACAACCTTGATGAATTACAAGCTGAATTGTCGCGGTTCTATTTCAGGCGCGATAAAAAAGAAGTGTTACCCGAATTACCTGACAAATTCAGGAGTTTCATTCGAATTGATATCGATACTAAACCGGAGTACAATAAGGCGGTTGATGATTTGGAAGAGTATTTCCGCGAATATACCAGCAAAACAGAATTTGAAATAGCTAAGAGCATGCGCGGTAAGGCCATGGTTTTGATTCAAACCCTTAAGCGTGTAGCTGCTGTTGGTAAAATAAAAGCCATACGTGAAATAGTTGATAACATTATTGACTCAGGGCAAAAAATTATCCTGTTCATGGAGCTTAAAGAGTTGATATCAGAATTCAAAAGAATTTACCCCAATGCAGTAACCATTACCGGTGACGACAATTACCAAATGCGCGATGCATCGGTTAAGAAATTTCAGAATGACCCTGATTGTAAGCTTATTCTATGCTCCACAAAAGCAGCAGGTGTGGGCTTGAATCTAACAGCAGCTGACAACGTGGGCTTTGTTGAATATTCATGGACCTATATGGCCATGGTTCAGGCTGAAGATAGAGCCTACCGTAACGGACGAAAAGACAATGTGAATTGCCTTTGGTTTGAGGGAGCCGGAACCATAGACCAATATGTTAGACAAATAATATTTGGCAAAAAAGACATTGCCGAAAAAGCTACCGGGGCTGTTGATTACACTATTGATAAAGCTCAGGATGAAGTATTGCACGAACTAATTAAAAACATTCATAAGCTAAAGTTATGATACCATACCAAGCACAACCTTCAGTAAATGGCAAACCTGCTATACGGGTTAATGCCAAAGAACTCACCAAAAATGAAAAGGCTTTTTACTTTGATTTGGATGGTGACAAACGGTGGGTACCAAAATCATTATGCTCTTTTAATAAAGAGGCTGGTACTGTTGATATTCAGGAGTGGTTTTACAAAATGCTTTTCCCCAATGGCTAGGTACCGAACATCAACCGGTGAACTGGTAAGCAAGGCTTACATTGACCGCATGGTAAGAATTACCAAAGCTTTAGTATTAAGTGAGCAGCGCGAAGAGTATGGTTACAACTTCTGTGAGGAATGTAGCAAAAGCTCTGGTGTACGGTTAGATTGTGCCCACGTTGAGAGCGTTGACAGTTGCCAAAAAAACGGGTATGCTGACAAAGCTTGGGATAAGGAAAATATAAAGATTAAATGCCGCAAATGCCATCAGGAACAAGATGGATTGGATATAAGAAGTAGTTTTTCTCAAGCAGGTGCAGCTGTAGGGTAATAGGTTTATAGGGTTTTAAGAGGGCTGCACCCCTCTTTTTAAAAACAAATTATTATGTCTGGAATTAGGAAAGAAACAATTGAAAAGTATGTTGAATTCATGATTGTATTCTCAAAAACAAGCCATGATTCTAACTTCAAATTAACTGACTTACTAAAGCGATATAAATTACCAGGAACTGTAATATCAATTATGTGCGACCTTGGATATATTGAACGTATCAATAGAGGATTATATAAAATAAACTATAAGTCTGTTGAGCCGATTATGGCAAGAAAGATATTAGAATCATTTGGTAAACCTAAAAATAATATAACTGAAAGTGAGCTTGAAGCAAGAAAAAATCTTGAGTTAAAATACAAAGGAGCTCAATTCGATGACATATACAATGAATATCACCAACTATATAAAGAGAATTTAAAATTGCAAAATAAGATGGATTTATATAGAAAAGGAATTAACGAAATCATTGATTTAATATACCCAAATGGAATTGAAATTTCAGGGCCAGATGAAAATGGTGGATATGTGTATTTATCCAAAATGGATCCTTTAAATGAAGACTTAATTCAAAGAATTGTTAAAAAACTATCAATCATTATTAACCATTCAACATGGTGTGAGGACCACTTAAAGAAAGTATATAAAGCATTTAAAGTTGAGTTTAATCCCCCAAATATAGATTTATTAAATAATGCATATGCTGAAATGGCAAATACAGCTAATAAGTATTTATTTCTTCCTGATGAAACCGTTTTTTATGTAAAGGACATGGTGTTTGATGGTACCGTATTATTTAGAGTAAGATGGAAAGAAGCCTCTGTAATTAAAGAAACAATAGATGATTTAAGATACTAAAATTGTTAAAAATGGAAAAGCAATCCTGCAAAAACTGTAAAAATATGCTTCAATTAATGAAGCATCCACAGAATATAAAAATTGGCAATGGGAACATAACCGAACATATGGGATTTGTTTGCACTGTAAATATTGATGGTAGCAATATAGGTAAGGGCTACTTTTTTGAGAATAGTAATGGTTTATGTGAACTTTTTCAACAAAAATAGATGAAACCAAGAATATTAAAATACTTAAAAGCAGTGGCTCCACAGCCTTGGTTTCATCAGAGCCCCAAGCCGTTTCCGATAAGTGAACTTATAGAGCTATGCCAGCTGCAAAGTATTTGGGAAAGCAAAAACACCTTAAAAGGTTGTGCCAGATGCGATAAGGAGCGCCCCTACACTTAGAATTTTACTTCATATTTTTTTGAAACTTAAAAACAAAACCAATGATATTACTCACAATTTTATACACCTTCTTTTTATCGAAACTGTTTGAAACTTGCATTCAGTTTACAACAGACCGGAACCCTGCTTATAAGATAAGTAGCATAAGGAGTGGTGTTGTTCGAAACGATAAAGAGAAACCCGACAATTAACTACCCTGGCACGCTAAAATAAAACCACGTGTTACTTGTGCCGGTAGCACACTCATAATTTTAAAACAATAACCCTTTATCGAGTAATCAAAGCCCACTGTATGGGTGGGCTTTATTTCCAAAACATAATAATATGGATAAAGAACTATTCAAAGAATATTCTCAGCACGAACGGATTGAGATGTTCGAATCAAATGCCGACGGAGTTGAAGAGCGGGTTTATTTTGAAGAGCTAACCGAACAGGAGCTTATTGAAAGAAAATCGCGCTTTGCCCAACGCAGTATTGAAGCGGCCCGAATAGAGGACCGTAAGAAAGAAGCCATGGAAGATTTTAAGGCTGAATTAGAACCCGTTAAGAAAGAGAAGTTAACACTACTTACGGAAATTAAAACCGGCCATCAGGAGAAATTTGGCCGTGTATTTAAAATGGTTGACAGAAGTGAGGGTATGGTTGGTTTCTATTCTGAGGCTGGAACCCTTATTGAGCAACGCCCGGCAACCAGAGAAGAGCGTAGCCAGTTAACCATTGCATCTGGTAGAAGAGCAGTAAACCAATAAAACAAAAGCTATGCAGATTGAAAAATTAAACATCGACAAATTACCCGAAAGTGGAATTATTAAAATTTTCACGGGTAAGGGCCTTGACGAAAAGGAGCCCAAAAAGCTTGACAACATTGAAGGCGCAATAGGAACGCCCTTTGAGTTTTTGAGCAAAAGAAAAGACCTGGAATCGGTTAACCTGAACGAAAGCCACGTGGAATTTAACCTTGAAAAATTCAATATTATTCTTATTCTGAATGAGAGTTCGCACTATTCAAACCGTGTTGTTGGCCGAATGATTGAAACCAAAACGCTTAACGATTTACAAATTAACACCGGTAAACGCTGGGATTGTTTTGAACTGGCTGATTTTTTCAGGTTAAACCGGAGTATTTTTCTTAACGCTACCGACGGCCCCAAGCTTGTAACCCTGCTCAACAACTTTAAGGCTAAAGTTGACAAGGAGCTTGAACAAAATAAAGACAACCGGGCAAACTACAACCTACAACGCAGGCAGGTTGTAGAATCAAACCTGCCCGAATCGTTTAAACTTAGGTTACAGCTTTTCAAGGGCCAGGAACCAGTTGATATTAATGTTGAAGTTGATATTGACCCGGCCAGCCTTGAGTGTGTTTTAATTTCTCCCGAATTGGCCGACATCCTACAAACAAGTGTTCGGGATATAATAAACGAACAACTTGATAAAATTAAAGAGTTGTGCCCCGAATTACCAATTATTGAATTGTAAAAATCATGGCCGATTTAGTAATAACAAACGCAACCATAAGCTGTGCCTATGTTGAGATTGAGAACTCAAAAGAAGCTAAGGTTATCAAAGAGCAGATTGCAAAAATACTCCACTGCCCGGTAAGTAAAGTCTTGTTCACAATTTCTGATAAAGACGCGGTTAAGAAATAGGTTTCATGCTTCCATTAAAAAGCATGGCGTTCTTTTCTTCTGTGGGTATAGTCTCCGGGTGAATGGCCCGGAGCTACGGAGGTGTGGCGCAATTGGCATACGCTAATCAGAAGCACTTGCAAGAACGTTCGAATGCGATACTGTTTATATGCTTCATGCAGGTTCGAATCCTGCCACCTCCACAAAGTCAAGCGAGATGTGTGCAACGACTATTAAACAGACAATTGCCCCTTTATGGGAGACCGGGGGAGGACGCTCCCCCATCTTTTAAAAACACTTAATCTTTATCAAAAAATGACTGTGATACAAAAAATAAAAGAAAAAGCAACCAAAGAGGACTTTGATAAGATTGAAGTTCTGATGCGCTTGAATAAGCTAAAGGTGAGCCAGCTGAAACAGTTGCTTACCATAGCTGAGGACATGATTCAACTTAACAAACAAAAACATGCAGAATTATAGCGATTTTATTAAGTCTAAAATAAAGATTGCCCCAAAGCACGGGTTTAGCCTTGATATAGATACTATAAACCCAAAGCTTAAACCATTTAATAAGATAATGGTAAAATGGTTGGTTGAAGGTGGGCGTAGGGCTTGTTTTGCATCGTTTGGCCTTCATAAAACAGTTACTCAATTAGAGGCCGTAAGGTGTACCCTTGAAAAAACAGGTGGCAAAGGTTTAATTGTATTACCGCTTAACGTAAAGCAGGAGTTTATTGAAGATTCAAAAAATATTCTTGGCTGGGAAACTCCCCCTAAGTTTATTCGAAGAATCGAAGAGGCTTCCGGTGATGGTATTTACTTAACCAATTATGAAACCATCAGAGATGGTAAAATGGACCCGGCACACTTTTCAGTAACCTCACTAGATGAGGCATCGATACTCAGGGGCCTTGGTGGAACAAAAACTTTCCGCGAATTTATGCGCTTGTTTACCGGTGATGGTGGCCCAATGGGTTGCCGACGTGGTGATGATGCTGTTAAATATCGGTTTGTTGCAACGGCTACACCATCTCCCAATGATTATATTGAGCTTTTGGCCTATGCTGATTTTTTGGGAGTAATGGACGTTTCTCAGGCAAAAACCCGATTCTTTAAACGTGACAGTACCAAAGCCGATAAGTTAACGCTCCACGCTCATAAAGAAGAGGAGTTTTGGTTATGGGTAAGCAGCTGGGCGTTGTTTGTTAATAAACCATCAGACATTACCGGTAACCCGGCTGATGATGAAGGCTACAATTTACCAGAATTGGATTTGCGCTGGCATGAGATTCCATCGGACCACACCAAAGCGGGTGCTGATAGTGACGGCCAAATTAAAATGTTTAAAGATTTGTCGCTTGGGGTTATTGGAGCTTCAAAAGAAAAGCGCGATAGCCTTCAGGATCGAATTCGAATGATGAATAAGATTCGTGAAGAGGACCCAAATGCTCACCGCATCATCTGGCATGATTTAGAAGATGAGCGCAAGGCCATTGAAAAAGCTATCCCTGATATTACCTCAATTTTCGGTTCTCAGAACTACGAAAAGCGCGAACAGGCTATTCTTGATTTTAGCTATGGCCGGTTTCGTGAGCTGGCAGCCAAACCAGTTATTGCAGGTTCAGGCTGTAACTTTCAACGGTTCTGTTCCTGGGCTATTTATCTGGGAATTGGCTTCAAATTCAACGATTTTATTCAAAGTATTCACCGTATTCAACGGTTTTTGCAGCAAAACACGGTACGAATTGACCTAATTTATACCGAAGCTGAGCGTGGAATTAGAAAAAACCTTGAAACAAAGTGGAAAAACCACAACAAATTGGTAAAAAATATGACAGAAATAATAAAAAAGTACGGACTTTCTCATGCTGAAATGGCTCAGCATTTAACCCGCAAAATTGGAGTTGAGCGTGTTGAGATTGAAGGTAAGTTATTCTTAGCTATTAATAACGACAATGTAGACGAGCTGACCAACCACAACCGCATAAAAGACAACTCCGTTGGATTGGTACTTACATCTATTCCGTTCAGTACCCAATATGAGTACTCACCTAACTATGCCGATTACGGACATTCTGAAAGTAATGAGGAGTTTTTCAGGCAAATGGATTATATGACTCCCAACCTGTTTAAAAAACTAATGCCTGGCCGGTTGGCTGTGGTTCATGTAAAAGACCGTATAATTCCCATGGGATTATCAGGAATGGGTGTTCAGGAAGTTTACCCGTTCCACATGGATACTATACTACACTTTAAAAAACATGGCTTTGCTTACATGGGAATGAAAACCATTGTTACCGATGTTGTACGTGAGAACAATCAAACTTACCGCTTGGGTTGGACTGAACAGTGTAAAGATGGTTCTAAAATGGGTGTGGGTATGCCAGAGTACTTGCTTTATTTCCGCAAACCACAAACTGAACTTATTAATGCCTATGCCGATGTTCCTGTTGTAAAACAAAAAAAGGAATGGGATAAAAAGGCTAAGCAATGGATAAACCCAAATGGATACTCACGTGCCCGTTGGCAGATGGATGCTCACGGTTTTACCCGGAGTTCTGGCAACCGTTGCTTACGGCCTGAAGAGCTAGCCGCGTTGGAACCAAAAGATATATTCCAGGAGTACAAACGATTTTCATTGGAAGAGATTTATGACTTTGAATTTAATGTTAAGATAGCCGAAACGCTTGAACTACATGGTAAGCTTCCATCTGGGTTCATGTTATTACAGCCCCAAAGCTGGAGTGACGAGGTTTGGACTGATGTTACCCGAATGCTTACCCTTAATGGTAGCCAGTGGAGCAAAGGAAAAGAAATGCACCTATGCCCCATGCAGTTTGATATAGCCGACCGGGTTATTGAACAGTTAAGCAACCCGGGTGAAATAGTACTGGATCCATTTGCCGGATTGTTTACCACCCCTTACCGGGCTATTTTAAAAGGCCGAATTGGCTACGGAATAGAGCTTTCTTCATCATATTTTTTAGACGGGGTACAATATTGTCGTGGAGCTGAACAAAACGTGAATATGCCCAGCCTATTTGATTTTATTGAACTTGAAGAAAAGGAGGCTGTATAAATGAAAATATTTTACATAGACCTTTTTTCGGGAGCTGGTGGAACCACTACCGGTATACACCTTACCAACAACGATAATATAAAAGTAGTTGCCTGTGTTAACCACGATGCTAAGGCTATTGAAAGCCACAAGGCAAATCATCCGGATTGTTTGCACTTTGTCGAAGATGTTAGGGATTTAAAGGTGGTTGATGCCCTTTATAACCTGGTTCGTAAATTAAGAAAAGACTATCCCGGATGTATTATAAATATTTGGGCCAGCCTGGAATGTACAAACTACAGTAAGGCAAAGGGTGGATTGCCACGCGATGCCGACAGTCGAACTTTAGCCTATGCATTGTATAACTATGCTGAAAAATTAAGCCCTGACAATTTCTTTATTGAAAATGTTCGAGAATTTATGAGCTGGGGGCCATTGGATAAAAACGGAAAACCAGTAAGCAAATTAAATGGACGCGACTATATCCGGTGGATTAAGCAAATGTGTTCATACGGTTATTATTACGATTGGAAACTACTTAACAGTGCTGACTTTGGGGCATACACTTCTAGAGAAAGGTATTTCGGACAATTTGCCAAAAACAATATGCCAATAACCTGGCCTGAACCTACCCATGCTAAAAAAATAATAAATGGTGGTTTATTTAATAACCACTTGAAACCATGGAAAGCAGTTAAAGAAGTACTGGACCTACAAGATGAAGGGGAAAGCATATTCAACCGTAAAAAGCCTTTGGTAGATGCCACGCTTAAAAGAATCTATGCCGGGCTAATTAAGTTTGTTGCTGGTGGTGAACAAGAATTTCTATTAAAATACAATTCAATGAACCGCAATGGAAAATACCAGGCTCCGGATATTAATGAACCGTGCCCGGTTGTATCTACTCAAGGCAGGTTGGCCATTACCTCAGTTGAACGCTTTACTATGGCTTACAATTCAGGTAATGATAAGCATAGGGTTAAATCTGAAAACGAGCCCATAGGAACATTAACTACTCAGAATAGCCATGCAGTAGTAAAAGCTTCTTTTCTTAATAAAAACTATTCAGGTTGCCCCAAAAGCAAAGTTGCAAGCATCGATAAACCGGCTGGTACCATCACCACAATTGACCACCATTCATTGGTTAATGTTCGCATGCTTACCAGCTATTATGGCAATAGTTCAGGAGCCCAGAGCGTTGATGAACCATGCCCAACAATAACCACCAAGGATAGGTTTTCGGCTGTGTTTATTGACCAACAGTATGGAACCGGAAAACCCGCATCAGTTTCACTTCCAGCCGGAACTTTAACCGCTGTTCCAAAACTTAATATTGTTCAGGCCAAATGGTTAATGGATACCAATTTCAGAAACGTAGGAAGCTCACTTGATGAACCTGGCCGTGTGATAACCGCCTCCAGGAAACACCATTATCTGATGAACCCACAATATAACGATAAAGGTAGAAGTTTAGACAGGCCCTGCTTTACTCTTATTGCACGAATGGATAAAATGCCACCCTACCTGGTAAATGTAGATTCAGGGCAAATGGTCATAGTAATTAATGAAATGGATTCAGATATCATGAAAAAGATAAAAGAATTCATGGCCTTGTATGGCATTATTGATATTAAGATGCGGATGCTAAAGGTTCCTGAATTACTAAAGATTCAAGGGTTCCCGGCCAATTACATACTTAAAGGTACCAAGGCCGACCAAAAAAAATTTATTGGAAACGCTGTGGTACCGGTAATTGCCAAAGCCATTGCCAAAGCAAATGCCAATGCGCTCATTCAAAAATTACATAAAGCAATATAACCAGTACAACGCACACAACCATTTATTTTATGAACATAGCGATACATATTTTAAGTAGGGAATTGGCTCTGGATAAAAGGGCCTTACAAAAATCAAAAGAGAGTTTTGATTCAGGAAACTACACCCTTGAGCAGCATCAAATGCACATGAGCAACCTGGAACCACGTATTGAAATCCTTGAAAAAGCAATTAACAGACTAAAAGAATAACACTATGAAAGCTATTGAATTTCCGCAAGTAAACGTTCGGATAGCTGAGAACCAGCCCGAATATGAAACATTACCAGCATTGGTAAGTTCAGAACCGGAAGGCAGAATTACTACCTGTTTCCAACTTAGTGATGAAGAGTTAAAAGAAATTGCCTTAACTGGCAAACTTTGGCATTTGCAACTGGCTTTTCATCAACCTATGCAGCCAATTGCTTTAAGTACTCAAATACCATTTGAAAAACCATACAGTGGATTGCGGGTTTTTGAGTTACAACATCCTGATGGTGAAAAAGAATGGATTGCAGCACACACAATAATTGAAGCGCTACAAACTTACTGCTCCACAACTGATGCCAGTTTGTTTGAACTGGATGATTATGATTTGGTTGAAGTTCCACAAACCAGATGGGATGAATTGAATATCGTTAATCCCGATTGTGAAAATGACGAGCTTGAAAAAACCACCCTTCGCGAAATTGTACAAGGAATGACAAATCCCGATATAATTGGCGGAACTTTTTACGATTAGCCATGAAAGCATTATTTGGAATATTACTAATAGCCTATGCTATTTGGGTATTAAAAGAACCTAATAAAAAGGAGGAAAACCATGAGTAAAATTGAATGGACAAACGAAACATGGAACCCGATTATTGGGTGTTCAAAAGTTTCACCCGGTTGCGAAAACTGCTATGCTGAAACCATGGCAAAAAGACTGGCTACAATAAACACTACCGATTATTACCGGAGTGTGGTGTGTGAGCGTGCTCATGTTGATCCTTCAGGTTGGAATGGTAGAACATCATTCATTGAGCACCAATTAAACAAACCCTTAAAGCGTAAAAAGCCAACCATGTACTTTGTTTGCTCAATGGGTGATTTGTTTCATGAATCCGTTCCGTTTGAGTGGATTGATAAAATTATGGAGGTTATTGCCAGGAGCCCTGAACATACCTTTCAGATATTAACTAAAAGACCCGGGCGAATGCTTGAGTATTTTTCAGATGAAAGAGATTTTGCTAGTGATTGGTCATTTGGTGATAAGTACTTAGAGGAAGCAATCCGTTTTAAATTAGGTTTGCCATTGCCAAATGTTTGGCTTGGTGTAACAGCCGAAAACCAGGAGCAGGCGATTAAAAGGGTTCCCATTTTATTACAGATACCAGCCGCTGTAAGGTTTGTTTCAGTTGAACCCATGCTTGGTCCTGTTGACTTAACTCATATGGATTCTACTTCTGAAAGCGACCCCGGTTATAACGCTTTGTATTGTGGGCCAGATGATGAAGGTGATTTACAAACTATAATTGATTGGGTGATCTGCGGTGGTGAATCTGGACACAATGCAAGGCCAATGCATCCGAATTGGGTTCGTGATTTACAAAAGCAATGTAAAGATGCTAATGCTCCATTCTTTTTCAAACAATGGGGAGAATGGGGTACTCGTTGGTTTGATTTTACAACCAAAAAGCCTGTTTTTAAAATGTTTGATTCATTCCTTCGCTGGACACAAAAAGATTGGGTTCACAAAGGCGATGTGTGTCTTAGTTTAGACGGTAAAATATGTAAAACGGGTGGAGATTTAAAAGAAGCAAAATACCCGGTTGCTATTATGCAAAAGGTTGGCAAACACAACACCGGTTCTATGTTGGATGATAAGCATTATAAAGAGTTTCCGAAAGGAGGTGACAAATGATACTCCCATTTAGCACAAAGTTCCCTGATGGAAAACCCACTTATTTTATTGAAAAGATTTGGGCATCAATTCCAGAGCTTAAAACACCTTATAAGTTCAATTATGAAGAATTATTTGTAAACAAGTTTAATGTTCTTTGGGATGGTTGGGGTGAATCATTTAAACCCAAAAAGCATACCATACGGGCCGATATACACAACCGATGGAAACCAGGTAATAAAATACACATGGTTGTGTTTAATCGCAGTAAAAATCAGTTCCAATTTGCCCCGGTATTGGAGTGTAAAAGTGTCCAGAAAATTGAGATTATTTATTCAAACCCTAATTCAGATTACCCATTTGTAAAAATAGATGGAGCAAGATATAATGTTTGGGAAAAATCAGGGCTTAAAATGATTTCAGAAATTGCTATTAACGATGGGTTTAAATCTGACATAGATTTTTTTCAATGGTTTAATAAAGATTTCCAAGGGAAAATAATTCATTGGACTGATTTGAGATATTAAAACGGCTATGTAAAACAGGGTTAAAATTAGGGAGTTTGTGCCGTCTCCCACTTTATTAGTTGCCAGTTTTGCAACCCTATAAAGTTAAGTTCTAGTTAATGTTTGGAGGTTTTTAGTTGCCTAAAATGCAACCAGGTAAGCAACCACAAATTCAATTAAAACCTTCATTTAAACTATTGAAGTAAATAAATTTGAGACATGAGCGGATATATCAAACTAAACCGGAAATTTTTTGAACACTCATTTTGGAATGATGAAAGAACCCTTAGTCTGGCCGAAGCGTGGCTTGATTTAATTGCAAGCGCACGATTTGAGGTAGCACCTGAAAAGGTTGTTGTGAAAATGAATATTATCACAATTAACCGCGGGGAGTTGAGAGCATCACAAAGATATTTAGCCAAAAGATGGAAGTGGTCATTAGGTAAGGTGAACCGTTTTATTTTGATGCTGGAACGTGAACGCATGGTGGAACGCAGAATGGAACACTCAGAAACAATTATAATGCTTTGCAATTATGATAGTTATAACCAATTAACTAGCAACACAATGAACACTAATGAGAACACCAATGAGAACGCTGACGGAACACTGACGGAACACAGGCAGATACAAACTAAAGAATATAAAGAAGGAGAAGAACTTAAAGAAAAGGGAGGGAAAAAACCCACCACCAAAAAGAAACAACCTGAAACTTTAAATTTTCCTTTTGATTCTATTGAATTTGCCGAAACGTGGGATAAGCTTATTGGTATGCCAAAATGGAAAAAGAAACTTCCATTATCGCTCCAAATGGCTCTTGATAGCCTGGGTAAATACGATGAAGAGTTTGCTATACTCCAAATGAAACTGGCAATACAAGGAAACTGGCAGGGTGTAACATTCTCCGATACTGAACAAAAGTTTGAACAATGGAAAAAAACAAAGTATGGAACAGCTAAGAAAAATTCTACCAAAGGCCAGGCAACAGATGATGCAGCCGCTAGCATATTTGCCCGAATCGAAGAAACGCAGAGTTGAATCGATTGTAATAAGCTTCAACGGCTCAAAGGAATTCATCAAACAGAACAATTATGATGCCTGTTGTGAAATGTACATTGATACTGATTTGCCCGCTCCGAAAATGGATATCAGGTTATCGAACCCGGCTGATATACTGATGCTGAAATTGATTGAAACCCGGTCACCCCGTTTAAACGAAATTGGCCTGGCTTTTAATAAAGATACACCGGTTCTGATGTTATCAGCATGGCTTATTAATTTTTGTAAATACCTGGGAATTGATATCACTGGACAGCAGGCTGAGAAAACATCGAAAAACATTATTCGTGAGGTTCCAATGTTCAATTTGGCTGAGGTTGTGACGGTTCTTAACCGATTGGAACGGGGAATTTACGGTAAGTTTTACGGAAGCTTTGACGGCATTACAGTAGTTCAGGCTTTTATTCAATATCGCAGGGAGCGTGGAAAGGTAATTAGCACAATGACCAGTGATCATCTGAAAGAATTGGAAATATCATAACGTTAAAAATTGATTCTTATGTATATATCAAAGAAAGATAGAGACTTAGTTAAAAATATGTTCGCTGGAAAATGTGCATATACAGGCACAAATTTACTACCAGACTGGCAGGTTGACCATGTTAAAGCGTTAAGGCGTAATTGGTGGTTAAATAATTCAGCATTGTTTGAGGAAAATCACAATTTGAAAAACATGCTTCCTGCACAAAGGATAGTGAATCATTATAAGCATTCAATGGATTTGGAGCAATTCCGTGAATTTATGAAAAACTTTCATTTAAGAATTACAAAATTACCTATGAATCCAAAGGTGCAAAAATCGATTAAAACAAAAGCGTATATGTTGGAAATTGCAAGACTTTTCGATATTACACCAAACAAACCATTTTCCGGCATATTTTATTTTGAAACAATTAAATATGATTATATGAAGAAATTAACTTTAAAACAAATGTTTCAAATTGCTCATGCTTTCGGAATAGATTTATTCAAAGCTGCAATGTCTCACAAACTAAAAGATAAAACACTACCTAAAGAGTTTTATCGAAATAGGTTTCAGAAAGAATATGATGAGGTGTTTGAAGAATTGGTAAGTATTGGTTATGCCGAAAAAAGAAAGTGGCAAGATTTACCATTTTACCATGTTACTGATGAAGGTGAAAAACAATTCAGAAAACAGTTTTCTGAAATAGTAAACTATAAGCCCGAAAAAGAAAGGGATTTATCTTACTTAAAACATCGAATAAACTTTTATTGCTCTTATCGTTATTATCGTTTTTGTGATGACAATTCAGAACATATAATTAGTGCTTATTTGAATTACTGGGTTAAAAAATACTATGTATCTCACACAACCGAAGATACTATAACCATGTTCAAAAATGAATTGGCTTCTTATTATAAGCGTGGACTTTTAGCATAACTAATATATAAACAAAAATTAAACATAAAATAATGAAACAAAGATATTGTGAAGTGAACGAATGTGAAGTTCACTCAAAGATTAAAACAATAATTAGGAATGGTGGGGTAATTCATCATGTAGTTGTTGCCTGTGGTACTTACATGATTATTTATTCATAATTACCTCTACACAGTAAATAATTTACAAAATGGAAAAAGCATTATTAATTCTTGATTCAGCTGTTAAAACACTGGAATCAGAAATAAGGATTTGGACAAAGCAGGGAGACTTTGATGTTGTTGAGAAATGCAAATTAGAACTGCAGCATGTTAAAAAGGCAATGGATGTTCTTAGCAATCAAAAAAAAATGAGTTGGTCCGATGTGAGAGAACGTTATTTGGAATTTCACAAGATTGATGAGTTTACAGAAAACATGGCAATTGATGTTGACTTTGGATATTGGTTGGTAAATGAGTGTAAAACTGATGATGTTAATAAAGCAATAATCGATTATGAAAAGAAAGCATGCATGTCTTGTGAAAAAGAAGTAGACTTTTCATCAGGAATATTTACATGCCACGAGTGTTCAGAATAATTTAAAATGAATGTGAATAATTAAGTTAATAAAATCACAAATACAGTAGTTTCCTAAAACCCTCTTTTTGTAGGTTTGTCAAAACTAAAGCGACATGCCTCAAATAAACTTCGAAATATTGGGCCGTAAACTGGTTAATAAATACCCAACCATAGCAAAAGAGCTTATTGAATATCCAAAGATTTACGACCTTAAACTACTCCCCCAAATAAAAGAAACAATACTCACCCATCCCAGGTTATCAAATAAAACAGCTACCGAAAAAAAGGAATACTTTGTTGCCGTTGCTCTTATACTATATGACCCTGACCATTTAGCAGGATATAAAAAAATAAGAACAGGTTTACGTAGAGAAATTTCAACTCTTTTCAACTGTTCCCCTACTTTAATTAGTAACCTTTCAAAGAAGGTCACTATATTACTCTCAATCTACAAGTTTTTTAAAGCCGATGTAAACTACTTTGCTGATATGATTAGTAAAGAGTTTGCAAATGTCAACGAATAAGCAAGGATTATCTCCTAAGATTAAAAGATTCTGTCAACAATACGTTATTGATTTAAGCGGAAAACAGGCTGCTATACGTGCAGGTTATAGCGAAAAAACAGCTGAAAGTCAAGCCTCACGCTTGTTAAGAAATGTTAAGGTAAAAAACTACATCAAGAAACTTCAAGCAGAACTTGAAGAGAAAACAAAAATTACTGCTGAAAAAGTCATCAAAGAGTTTGCAAAGATTGCTTTTCACAATCCTAAAAACCTATTCGATGAAACAGGTAATATTATTCCTGTTAATGAACTTCCTGATGATGTAGCCGCTGCTCTCACTGAAATAAGAACAGAGCATTTTAAACCTAATCCAGATGATGCAGGGTTTTTAGTTAAAACAACATATAAAACAGCATCTAAAACTGCAGCTCTTGAAAACCTTGGTAAACACCTTGGAATATTTGAGCGTGATAATAAACAAAAGGCTGATAGTCCAGCTGCCTTGTTCCTTGAACTTATGAAACAAGCCACATCTAAATGATAACCAACGAACATATATCAGGCTTTAAATTGTGGCAGGAAGATTGGAATAAATTTGCTGTTGATGTTCTTAAGGTGAATCTTGACAAGGAGCAAAGGAAAATAATTGAATCTGTTCAAAACAATCCAAGAACCTCAGTTTGTTCGGGTACCGCCCGGGGAAAAGATTTTGTATCAGCTGTTGCTTGTATTTGCTTCCTATACCTCACCCCAAAGTTTAACATGGCCGGTGAATTAATTGAAAACACTAAAGTAGCCATGACAGCCCCCACCGACCGACAAGTCGGGAATATTATGTATCCTGAAATTACCAGGTTGTTTAAACGGGCTGGAACCTTACCGGGTAAGCTTGTTTCCTACGACATAAGAACAGAATATGAAGAGTGGTTCCTTACTGGCTTCAAAGCATCAAAAGATAACCTGGAAGCATGGACCGGCTTTCATGCCGTAAACACAATGTTTGCCATTACAGAAGCTTCCGGTATCGATGAACAGATATTTGCCGGAATAGAGGGTAACCTCCAGGGTAACTCAAGGCTATTGCTTGCATTTAACCCAAATACAACCATAGGCTATGCAGCCCGAAGCCAAAAACAAAAACGGTTTTCAAAGTTTAGGCTTGATTCGCTTAGCTCACCCAATGTACTGGAAAAGAAAATCATCATCCCCGGCCAGGTAGATTATGAGTGGGTAAAAGATAAGGTTGAGCACTGGTGTACACCAATTACCGAAAACGAATCAAACAGTACCGAAGGTGATTTTGAATTTGACAAAAAATGGTATCGGCCAAACGATTTATTTCGTGTAAAGGTCCGCGGCTTATTTCCTAAAGTATCAGAAGATAGTCTAATCCCAATGGAATGGATTGAACGGGCAAACCAGAACTGGCAAAAATGGCAGGAACAAGGCTGGACCGTAAAAGACCCGCTTAGGCTTGGTGTTGATGTTGCCGGTATGGGGCGCGACAATTCGGTTATTTGCCCCCGGAGAGGAAACTTCATATCAAGACTTGAGAGCTACAGTGGATCCGGTAAGGCCGAACACATGAAGGTTGCCGGAATAACAGTGAACCACTTAAAAAATAACACCGGTGCTTATGCCCTGATTGATACAATAGGTGAAGGTGCTGGGGTATATTCCCGCTTACAGGAGCTGGGGTATGTTAATGCTCTTAGTTGTAAATTCTCAGAAAGTGGCGAAGGATTAAAAGATGTTAGTGATGTATACGATTTTGCCAACATGCGGGCTTACCTTTTTTGGGCGGTTCGTGATTGGTTAAACCCTGATATTAATCCTAATGCTTGTTTGCCTCCTGATGAAGAGCTTTTGGAAGAGGCAACTGAAATAAAATGGAAGTTCCAGAGCAACGGGAAAATAATCATTGAACCAAAAGAAGATATCAAAGCCCGGTTAAAGCGTTCAACTGATAAGTTTGATGCTTTAGCAAATACTTTTTACCCTCACCTGCATAATTCACCAGGTCAGGGAATGGATATAAACAATTTAGCAGGAATCATTTAATTATACAATCATGACCATCGAAGAAATATTAAAACTAGAATTTGCTGAGGCTAAAAAACAACTTACAAGCAGAACGGCCAGAACTGTTGAATATTCTGATTGTATAGCTCAGTACATGGTAGGTAAACATTCTGTATTTGACGAAGCATCAAGGCCTAAAAAGGAAATTCAAAAACCTACCGGCAAAAAAGACAGCCAGGGTAATGTTATCAATGAAACATCGTATGAAGAGGTAAACCGTATTGGCATACCAAATCAAAAGCTCATTGTAAAGCGTAGGGTTGGGTTCCTGCTTGGTAATCCTATTAAGCTTGACATGACATCAGGTGATGAAGAGAACCAGCAACATGAGATGGTATTTTCTACTGTTAAAAAGATATGGACCGATAACAAGCTCAATTATCGCAACAAGGAACTGGCCCGGCTTATGTTTTCAGAGTGTGAGGTTGCAGAATTATGGTACCCCGTAGAGGTTGAGCAAAGTTTCTGGAAAAAGATTTGGAAAGTTATTACCGGTGCTAAAGGAAAATACACCTACAAAATGAGAATCATTGCCCAAAGCAAAGGGGATACTCTTTTCCCGCTTTTAGACAACACGGGTGATTTGATTGCTTTTAGCCGGGAATATACCTTAGATAACAACGGCAAAAAAGAAATCTATTTTGAGACTTATACCAAAAACATTATCATGAAGTGGGTTACTATCGATGGTAATACAGTACCGGTTGAAAAATACCCTTCCGCAAACCCGCTTGGTAAAATCCCTGTTATATTTTATCAGCAAGAGTATCCTGAATGGTACGATGTTCAAAGCGAAATTGATCGCTTAGAAACCCTACTCTCAAACTTCGGAGACACAAACGATTACTTTGGCTCACCCATGATGGTAGCAAAAGGCAAAGTTTTGGGATTCGCAAGCAAAGGTGAGCGTGGAAAAGCTTTCCAGTTAGAGGAAGGTGGTAGTTTAGATATGCTTAGTTGGGATAGTGCTCCGGAAGCTGTTGCTCTTGAGATTAAAACCTTAAAGAATGAGATTCTATCCAACACCCAAACACCTGATATTTCTTTTGATAACCTTAAGAGCATCGGTAATGTATCGGGAATAGCTCTTAAACTCATGTTTATCGATGCACACATGGCCGTAAGTGATAAAGAAGAGGTGTTTGGAATAAACATACAACGCAGGCTGAATTTACTCAGGGCCATGGTTGGAAATGTTATTGACGTTTCGCTTAAGCAAGCCTGTGATGAGATTGATATTTCACCTGTATTCACGCCCTACTTACCTAAGAACGTACAGGAAGAGTCTACAACGGTTAATGATTCATACGCTAGTGGCACAATCTCACGTGAAACAGCGGTACACAAACACCCGCTTGTATCTAACCCAGTTAAAGAATTGGAACAGATAAAACTTGAACAATCTGAATCAATCGCACAACCTTATGAATAATCCAAAATACAATATTGGTGATTGGGTATATCACATTACTCCGGATAGTCCGAAAGGGTATATTCTTGATATCACCTATCACTTTTTAGGCAACCACTTTGAATACTTGGTTTCTTTTGCTCCTGAATCAGCAAGCATGTGGTATTATGAACATGAATTACAAAAATCAAAAACCTTTTAGTTATGACAGAAAAAAAACAAGCAGAAACAACTGCTACAGAGATTACCGTTAAAATTGGTGATAAAATGTTTTACCACCACAACAGCGGTGATGCCATTGCATCAAGCAACAATGCAACTCAGTGTGTTGCTTTTGTTACCGGAATTAATAAGAAAAGCGTGAACGTTCAGGTTTTGCCAGACTCCCCCAAAGGACCTCTTTACCGAACAGACGTTCCTATTGGTGAACAGCCAAAAGGAAAAGCTTATTTACTTCCTAATTACTAATCATTAAAGGCCGCTCAGGCGGCTTTTTTTATCTATGCCATACGACAAACAACATATAGCAAATATTAATCAGTATGCAAGGCAGCTTGATGTTGCTTTTGAATCGGTTACCAGGCAAATATCACAGATTATTAAGAACCCGAATTTGTCAAAGTTCAGCGGTGCAAACTTTTCGTTTGATAATCATAAGTACCTATCAAAAGAGGCCAAAGTAATATTCCAGCAAATAAATGATGATATCGAGCAAATCATCAGGCTTGGCATTGCCAAAGAATGGGATCTGGCTAACGTTAAAAACGATGTTTTAGTAAACAATTTTCTTTCGAATAAGCTGATTAAAAAACTACCCCAGGTTAACCAGCGAAACGTAAAAGCATTAGAGGCGTTTACTAACCGTGAGGTAAACGGTAAGTTTGGGCTTTCAGAAAGGGTTTGGAACCTTACCAATAACTTTAAAAACGAAATTGAGATTCACATTGGCCTGGGATTAACCGCGGGTGAATCAGCTGATGTTATGTCGCGTAGGGTTCGCCAATACCTTAATAACCCAAAAGCTTTATTTAGGAGGGTGAGAAATGAGGAAGGCAACCTGGTATTGTCAAGCAATGCAAGAGACTACCATCCGGGCCAGGGGAAATACCGGAGCGCGTATAAAAATGCCCGTAGAATGACAGTTACTGAAACAAACATGGCTTACCGACTGGCCGATCATGAGCGTTGGCAAAAAATGGAATTCATTGTTGGGTATAAGGTTCAGTTATCAGGTTCCCATAAGGTTGTTGACATTTGCGACCCTATGGCAGGTGACTACCCTAAAGAGTTTATTTTTTCAGGCTGGCACCCGCATTGCCTTTGTAAGGCTACTCCAATAATGTTATCCGATAAAGAATTTTCATCGTACCAGGATTCTGTTTTAGCTGGTGATGAATTTGACTCAACCAAGAGCCAAAACTATGTTAGCGACATGCACTCTGGTTATAAAAACTGGATAAAAGACAACCAGGAGGTTGTAAAGGGTTGGAAAAGCAAACCCTTCTTTGTTCAGGACAACTACAAAAATGCAAATATTGCCAATGGCTTGAAGTTTAATACTACCCCATTAAAGATTGATCCTTCAGCTGTAAATATTAACAGTTCTAATTTTCTGAAAGAGTTAGCACCCGATAAGCTGTTAACCGATTACCATATTCGTAAGTTAATGAACTATTATTCGGTTGACTTTCCCGATGATTTTAACGGTGGATTGAACACATTCAGCATTACATCCCGTAGAGATGGTTTTATGCTTAATTCAAGAAATTACCGAAATAATAAATATGCAAAGGAGCTTGGGAACTCAATTTATGTATCGAACAATGAATTTACCTTACAAGATGGAACAAAATTTAACCCGGCCTTTGAACTTAAGAATGCACTGCAGGCTATTAGGCAAAAATCAACGCTCACCTTTAATCAGGAATATGCTCTTGAAAGCTTATGGCATGAGATACGACACGCTGGAGCTGTTGGATGGGATAATGTAAGGTTAAAAACAAAATCAAAAACCTATGCTATGGAAGTTGTTAACCAGTTTTGCGCAAGGCATTCATACGATGAATTTATAGAGCGCTTGGGCGGTAAAGCATTTCACAAAAGCTCAATTAAACTGGATGGGTATGGATATAAGCACTTGGTAAGCAACTTTTATTCAATTCTTGAGAAATACAAAATAGATTCACAATTGACTTATGACTATTTTAAAAATGTGATTCAAACAAAACCGTATGAAAGCATTCAAGACTTACTTATAGGATATTTAGAATCAAAAGGTGTTAAGAAAGCGGAATTGTTAGTAAAAAATTTACAGTATAAAGATTTTAACCTTCTCATGGATGAGTAAGGGTTCTGTATAAATCAACTTTAACCTGGGCTGGTAGCTTATCAGCATAAAACTCAGCTTTGACTTTATTACCTCTAATGTAAAATAATGAAGCCAGCATATAGTTTTGGTCCTGTTCCGAAAATCTTTTGTTTGTTTCAGAAATTCCAAGCTCTTCCATTTCGCTTTTAGTAATCTTATAATCCCAGACTGTTTCCATCATAACAATTTTATTATTAATTTAATAGTAGATGCATTTTCAATTCCAAATTTATCAATCAATTCAGCATTTGTCATATTTCTGCAATCTAATGCTTTCAAATTAAAGTATAACCCGGCTACTGTTGTGATATTATTTTTGGTAATTTCACTAACTTTTAAAAGAAGCTTGTTTAGTTTTTCACCCGCATTATTAGATGAAATTCCAAGCTTATTCAAAGTCATCTCAAATTCTTTATTTGCGGATTCCATGATATTTATTTAGTTTATAAAATAGAAATTAGTAGCATACGCAAATCCGGCTTCAAATTCATCAACAGAACAATTGTCTAATATTTCATTTGCAAGTTTGTTTTGCTCATCTATGCTTAAACGATTGAAATTCTCTTTATTAAAAGCCAGATTACAATCCAATGGTTCATAAGTACAATCATCATCGGATATGTAGATACCTTTTATTCCAATTGGTTTTTTCATAACACACACAGTTATCATATTCCATCTTTTCACTATATAATATTTTGAAAAAGTTGTATATAATTTTCGAGAGATATTGTAATTCCACGCAAGTTCAAAAATGTGGCATTTAAAACCAAATTAATTATCAAATTAATGACCTTTCAAAAATGGTCATTATACATTAGGCCAAACACTTTATTTGAAAAACCACTAAAGATACATTGCAGCTGACTTAGTTTATAACTAAAAACAATGCGCAATGTATGAAAAAATTTTAGCACACCTGAAAACCAAACTTCCTGGGGTTCAGAGTAAATTCATTGAAGGGGTTGCCAACACTTACAGCAAAACCATTACCGACGAAAGCCAGATTGAAACAACGTTATCCGACGGGGTTATTGAAGGCTTGAAATTCACCGCTTCTTTTGCACAAACAGAGGGCGACCGTAGAGCTACCGAAGCTACAAACACAGCAGTAAAAAACTTCCGTGATAAGTACAAACTTGATGAAAACGGGAAACCAATTTCAGGAGGTGGTAAAGAACCGGAACCAAACGACATTCAAGCCATTGTGGCCAATGCCGTTAAAGCTGCTGTTGAACCTTTGCAATCCAAATTGGAAGGTTTCGAAAAAAAGGAATCATCTCAACAGCTTTATTCTAAACTTGAGGCTAAAGCAAAAGACAAGAAGATTCCAATTCAATTCATTAAAGGTAGAACTCTTGAAAAAGAAGAGGACCTGGAATCGGTGCTTGCCGAGGCCGAAAATGACTATAACGCTGTTAAGCAAGACATGATTAACGGTGGGGTAGTTACCGAAATTCCGGGAGGTGGTTCACCGGACTCTAACTCAGTTGATGCTGCAATTGAAAACTGGGCTAAAGAAAATGAACCTGTAAAAAAATAATTACTTAAATGGGACTATTAATTACAAAAAAAACAGTTAGCGGTGGAGCACCCATTTTTCCAACAGTTATTGAAGTTGCCCAGGGTGGCTTTAAGTTGGATAATAGTGTTCTGACAGCCGGTGTGGAGGTTCCCGCTGGTTCCGTGATGGGTTTTAATGAAGAAACCCGTGTTGCAAATGTCCTGAAAGTTGCTGAAGTGTATGAGAATGCCGACAATGTTGCTACAGTTTATAAAATAAAGAAAGGACACCTTTTTGTAGGTGGTGAGAAGATTGCTGTTGCCGTTGGTGGAAAATCATACGCTGCTACTTTGGACACGTCGAATGCCGATTACGACACCTTTACCGTTGGTACTACTCTTGGAGTGGCTATCACCGCTGGTGAAGTGTTGTTTGAAAGCCCCGCTGTTGGGGCTACTGCTGGTGCTCTTATGTACACTCCGAAAGGACTGTTGTACGAATCTGTAACCGCTGGTGATAACGAATCATGCTCAGTACTGTTACGCGGTACCGTGTTTGAAAAACGTATCCCGCTGGTTCCAACTGCTGTTAAGTCGGCTGTACCAAATATTATTTTTTCTCAATCTTATTAATAGGAGGTTATCATGGCTGACAAAATTAAATCAGTATTTGGAGCTTACAGTGAGAAGCTACAAGTAGTAGTAGATAAATCAAAGGAAAAGTTTGCACCAACCTGGTTTGGCAAATACTTTGATTGGGGTGTGACAACTATCGGATTAACCTACCAGACCGCTGTAGGCCGTAGCCGAATTGAAGCAGCTGCATCGGTTGTTGACCGCGAAAGTGGAGCACCCTTGCGTTCACGCGCTGAACTTGAGAAATATTCAGGCGAAGTGCCAGCTATTAAGCAACTCTTCAAAATGAAGGAAAGTGATTATCGCAATTATTTGACCATCCAGAACATGGCAAATGTTTCGGATGCAATGAAACAAAAGCAAATCCTTGACCTGATGTGGGGAGACGTGAAAAAAGCCGGTGAGGCACCGCTTAAGCGAATTGACATGATGGTACTGCAAGCTTTATCAACGGGTAAAGTAACTATTAATGCCACTACCAACCCTGATGGTGTTGTGTATGATGACATTGATTTGCTAATGCCTGCTGCCAACAAGCTTACGGTTACTGAAAAATGGTCTATCGTAGCATCAAGTAAACCTATTACCGACATTAAACTTGCTGTGAAAGCAGCAAAACAAAGGGGTATTGTGTTTGAAAAAATGCTCATGACCTTTGACGGATGGTGGAAGTTTCAGGCATCTGCTGAGGTAACCGCACAATTAGCCGGTTACTTTAGAATGGGTGATAACCAAAAGCGGGTAGGTACCTTGGATGAAGTGAACCAAATGCTTTTGGCCAACAAATTCCCATACATTGAACTTGTGAATGAGAGTATTGGTATTGAAAAAAGTGGTGTAATAACCGCTGTTGATCCTTGGAACAGTACTTCGGTAACCTTTGTGCCTTCGGGTAAATTAGGTATCATTCACAATGCCTATGCTATTGAGCAATTGAAACCTGTTCAGCAGGTACAGTATGCAACCAACAATCACGTGTTGATTAGTAAATGGTCTCAAAATAATCCTTGGGCCGAATTTACAGGTTGTGAACTGAACGCATTCCCCGGACTGGAAACAATTGATTCAATATTCATTATGGATATTGAAACCAAAACTGCGTAGGCTATGACCTTTTTAGAAGCATTAAAAAATTCAGTTGGCTATCCTGTTAGAGATAGCCAACTGGAATTGGTGCTCATTAACAATGGTGTTAATAGTACTGATGAATACAGTGCCTCAAAATTTGCAACACTGGAGATGTGTACCGCTGATGCTCTAAAACTGGTTATAACAATGCCCAATGTTACTGAAGGGGATTTATCGATATCACTAGCCGATAAAAAAACAATCAAAGATTTGGTTATCAGTACTTACAATAAATACGGAAAAGCCAATCCTTTTGGAACTAGTTCAGTTAGAGGTATAAGTCCATGGTAAACTTTAGACCACATACTATTTCAATAACATGGGATGGGAAACCATACCAGGATGCGGACAACAATTGGCAAACACCGGAAGGTGGAAGCTTTGAAGGTGATTGTAGGCTGGTTCCATCGGGTAATGGTTCCGGGGTAGTTAAAACTTTTACATCGGCTGATGGAAAAAAGGTTGAAGCAACATACAAAGTTTATTTGGATGTAATGTCAACCGAAATTCCTAAAGGTGCAAAAGCAGTGGTAACTATTCCGGGTAAAACTATCGATTCTGAAGTGTTAGAGCATTTTAACTATCAATCATACTCTATATTGTGGCTATAAAAGCAAAAATAACTTTCGATAAATCTGACAATTTAAGAAGAATTGAACAGGCTATTATTGCAACATTGGCCCGTAGAGGTGAACAGTTTGTTACTGATGCCCGAAATAACAATTCGTTTGATGGTGCTTTTGAAAAAGGTGATTATACTGACAGAACAGCTAATCTCCGTAATTCTATTGGATACTTTATTCTTAAAGACAATGATGTAATTCACAGTAGTTTCCCGGGTGGACAAACCCAGGAAGCAAAAGCTGCTTTAAATGAAGTACCAAAAAGACCCGGATACCGGTTAATTGGAATGGCCGGTATGAATTACGCTGCTTATGTAGAAAGTAGAGGCTACAATGTAATTACAAGCCAAAGCTATGAGATTGTTGAGCTTTTAGCCAAAGACCTTAAAGAGCTAGCCAAAAAAACAGGTAAAAAAATGAGTTTGCAATGATGACATCAAACCAAATAGTATCATTTGTTGCCCGGTATTATAAAGAAAACGGTGGCTTGCTTGCAAATGTTTACAAGCATTCACGGCCAACGGTTGATGCCGGTAGCGAATATGTTGTTGTTAACTCATTAGATATACCAAACAAACTACTTCAGGAACTTATTGTAAATGTCAATCTGCATGTGAACGATATCAATTCGACTGTTCCTAATACAGCCCGGCTTGAAGAGTTAGAATCCAATGCCTACAATGTACTGGACAAAGTTCATTCAGGTGAAATTGACTTGTATATACAAACCTCAAAAACATTTCGCGAGAACTCGCTAAATGAGCATTATGTGAATATCAGATTGTTAGTAAAAATTCTTAAAAACAGTTAATCATGGCAAAGACAAGTATAGACATTGATGACCTGAAACTCGGTGAAATCGAGTCTGATGGTGGAATGTCATTATCGCTTACCAGCGTTGGCGATATGGAAGAAAAAACCGTTAAATTTAACGGTTCTGAAGCTGCTACCACACCTTTTAAAAATCACAAAGGTGAAACCCTGGAAGAGTCGGCTAAGGAGGGTGATATTACCATTGAATTTAAGGTGACTGACTTTACTCCCACCTTTGTAGCATCATTTACCGATGGTACATCTGGTGCAGGTACCGGTACAGTTACCTTTAAGGCTCCTGATGGTGTACCTGCTAAGGAAATGAGCGTTCAGTTCACTACCCAGCGGGGCATAACCTGGAACCTGCCACGTGTATCATTATCGGCCTACCCAATGGTTGACGATGGTGGATTACACGGGTATATGGTAAAAGGCCGTGTGCTTAAGCCTACCAAAACGGGTGTTGCAAAATACGATTACGAATACGCTTCTGTATAATTTGATTGGGGGTAATCTCTCCGCCCCCTTTCTTTTTATTAACTAACTATGACAGGTTCAGAAGCAAAAAAAATTGCTGATACTACACTAGATATCGGTAAACGTATATGGATAAAAGTGTTTGGAATTAAGTTCCCATTTTATCTTAAACCACTGCGTGTGGATACAATGATTGCACTTTCACCCTATGCATCATTTGTGAAAAGAGTTACCAAAGAATCGGTATCGATTCACATAAATGAGAACGCAGTTCCAATCTCAAAATACATTGCTATTTCATTGCTTAATAAGCCTTGGAAAATAATGCTTTTTACAAAAATACTGGCACGGTCAGTTAGGGCAATGATACCCTCCGAACAACTTGTGTTGTTGCAAAATGCTGAATCAAGGTACGAAACCAACAGTTTTTTTTTGTGTGTGGCATTAGTACAAAGAGCAAGCATAATACTAAACGGAGAGGAAAACTCCAGGGAGGAAAAACCATCTGGGGACGAATCGCAATCGGACAAAAAGAGCTCCACAAAAGCCGGGAAGAAATCCTGACAATGAGCTATCAAAACTTTGTAATGGAGATGGTTGATATACCATACTTTGAATACGAAGAAAGTGAAAGCGATGAGGTTGTAAAGCTGAAAGCCAACAGTGCTGAAGAGGAAATAAAAGAAATGAAAAAAATATTTCATTAATGGAAACCGGGGGTAATTTATATTTCGAATCAGGGATTGATGCCAAAAGGCTTTATGCTGAGTTTAATAAGATAGAAAGCCACTTAACCAAGCTCACCAACCATGCTGAGGCTCAGGGTTCAAAAATGGATTCTGTATTTAGAAAAGCAGCAACCGCTATTGGTGGATATTTTACCCTTCAGGCATTTGGCCAGGCAACAAAAGGATTATACCAGTTTTCAACAGATATTAACACAGCATTAACTGAGGTTGCCACAATTTCAGATGAGGTTTTTGGAAAGTATGATTACTATAAAGAGCAGATTCTTGAAGTTTCGACATTAGGTTCCCAGTCGGGTAAGGCCTTATCTGAGGCTATGTACGATATTGTTTCAGCCGGTTACGATGGTGAGGCTGGTTTGGAAGTGCTTAGAAAATCGGCTCAAGCCAGTACTGCTGGATTTGTTGAAACAGCAGTGGCAGCTGATGGACTTACAACCGTATTAAACGCCTGGGGAAAAGAAGCCAGTGAAGCCGAAGCGGTTTCAGATGTTTTCTTTAAAACAGTAGAAAAAGGTAAAACAACCTTCCCGGAACTGGCCAGTAAAATGGCCATAGTTGCCCCGTTGGCCTCTTCCATGGGTGTTTCTTTTGAAGAGGTTTCAGCTGCTGTAGCATCGATAACCAAACAGGGTACCCCAACAGCCCAGGCAATGACCCAGATTCGTAGTTCATTGATTAATATGAACAAGGTGCTTGGGGATGGATGGTCAGACACCATGAGCTACCAGGAGGGTTTGCAGAAGATTTCTGAAATGGCCGGGGGCTCACAAAATGAACTTAGGAAACTTATTCCCGATATTGAAGGTATAAGTGCTGTTCTTGCCCTTACCGGTGATAAAGCTAAAGTTGCTGCAAGTGATCTGGATGCTATGAATAATGCTTTTGGTGCCACATCAGCAGCAGCCGCAAAAGTAGAACAGAGTACTGCCGACATTGTAAGCCGACTACGAAATAATATACTTAAACAATTATCACCACTTGGAGATAGTGTTATTGAAACCGTTGGCAATATTGGTTCTGAACTTAACGAAGCTTTTGAAACCGGTAGAATTGATGAGTTTTTTGATAACCTGGGAAAAACACTGAAAGTTGGAGCAGCTTTGATGCTGGTTTTTAATGCCAGCACAATTGCCACTACCCTATCGCTAGCATCTCAAGAGGTTGTTTTAAAAATTCTTATAGCCCGTGAGGAGTTGTTAAACCGCTGGACAAAGATAACAGCCGCTACTCAATTAGCCTGGAATTCATCATCAGCAGCCGGGGTTGGTGTACTAGGGAAGCTTACCGCTGCTACACGTGCTTTATTTGCTACCATGGCAATGAACCCGCTTACGGCTGTTGTTGCTGTTTTGGGGTTAGCAATGGCCGCTTATTTTAAGTTCAACAAAAGTGTTGAAGAAACAACGGTGAGTGTAGATGAACTGGCAAATTCAACAGAGAAATATAATCAATCGTTGGCTGAAGAGTTGGCTAAATCGAACGAACTGTTTGACCGGCTTAGAAAGACTAATGAAGGTTCTGAAACCCGCAACACATTAATTAAAGAAATTAATAGCTTGTATGGTAGCTATTTGCCAAACTTGTTAACTGAAAAATCTACGCTTGAAGATATTGAAATAGCCCAATTAGCTGTAAACGATGCAATAAGGGAGCATATTGCGTTAAAAGCATCGCAGGAAGAGCGTACCAAAGTATTGGAGGATCAAATAAAAAGGGAACAAGGAGCCTTTAAAGAGCTTTCCCAAATAATGAACGCCAATGTTTCAGAGGTATCATCAGCTTTTAACGATTTCTTATCAACATCGGTAGATAAGTTTGGATTGTTAGGTGACTTTTCCAGTTTCTTTGCATTGGATCCAAATGTTTCACAAGAGGCTATTAATCTGATAAACGAAATTGCCAATGCACGGAGGCGGGATGCCGAAACATTGAAACGGATTGATGATTTATATTCAGGCTATATCAGGAAAAAAACTAAACCGGAAGGAACTGGAGGTTCAGGAACCGCAACAGGGTTTGATGCTGAAGGATTAAAAAAAGAACTGGATGATGCCCGGAAAGCATTTGACGAATATGAAAAACTTCAATCGAAAGCCGTAAAAGCTGATTTTGCAGCAAACAACCAATATGTAAAAGGCAATAACTCTTTTGCCGATTATTTAATGAAACGATACGCTGATGCAAAAGAAATACAGGAAAAAGCCCTTATTGAAATTGCAGCCAGTGAAAGTGATATTGTTCTTTCTCCCATCCGTCAATCGAACTTAACCAAGATACAGCCTAAAGGCGCAAGCCCGGTAACTGATGACCGTGGGTTAATTCAACAATATGCTGACCAAATATCGGCCATCGATAAGCAGATTAACAAAGCTAAAGATGCTGAACGCATAAAGGACCTGGTAAAAGAGAAAGCTGCTCTTGAGGCGAAACGTAACGCCCTTTTAACATATAAAGATGATTCAGACAGCATTTACAAAAAGCTTTTTGCCGATATATCGGGCAAACGGAACAAAGAACTTCGGGAGCAGTTAGCCGCTATTGATATTCAGATAGCCAAAGAGAAACAAGGCAGCCTTCAACAAATTGAATTAGCAAAAAAGCGGGGTGAGATTGAAAAAGAGCTCCGGGAAAATACCATCCAATCGATTAACGATATGGGTGATTTATTTGGCTCAATAGCTGGTTTGCTAGATAATGTTGATTCTGATTTATCAAAAGTATTTGAAACGGCATCGAAAGTTGCCAGTGGGGTTGCCAATATTGCATCAGGTATCATAACCGGAAACTATATACAGGCTGTGGCATCTGGTATTAGTTTAATATCGGAGCTTATTGGTGAATTATTTAATAGCGGTAAAACAGCAGCCGAATACAGGCTTGAGGCTGAAAAGATATTGCGACAAATTGAGTTGCTGCAAATGTCGCAACTACAACTTCAACAGGAAGCCCGTAACAATAAAGATTTATTTGGTATTGGTAACCCATATCAACAGGCTATTGATGGGGCTGAACGCTATAAAATAGCCACCAGTAACTTAGCTAATTTAGTCGATGACCTAAATCAGGAAACAGTTGTAACAAGTCAAAAATGGGTTTCAGGCTTTTTAGGTTTTGGACATTGGAAGGATATTGAGAGCACACTTAAAGAGGCCTATGGTTGGATTTATGACCCGGAAACTTTTGCACTTAACCCTGAAATTATTGCAAACTACGATAAGCTTGACGAAAGCGGTAAGAACATAGTTGACAATTGGGAAGAATATACTGCTGAGGTGAAAGAAGCCCAGGAAGACATTAGGTCAAACCTAAAAGAAATTGTTGGTGATATGGGTGATGATATTACCAACATGTTGCTAAACGCTTTTAGAAATGGTGATATTTACGATGCTATTGATGATTTAGGCAATTATATAGATAACATGATTGCCAAATTAATGGTAGATGCTCTTTTTGCTGCAACACTGGGTCCATTATTCACCAAGCTTGGCGAAGATATGTACAATAGCTTTTATGGTGATAATCCTGATTATAATATCACCGATGAATTAAAGGAGTTTAATGGCATATTGCCAACCGTTTTAGGAGCCGTTGAAACGGGCTTAAAAGACATTCAAAAACTTTATCCAAGTGCAGATATTTTCACAACAGGTGAAAGTGGAAGTTCCAACACTTCTACAACTGGTGCTGTAAAAAACATTCAGGAAGATACCGCTCAGATTTTAGCCGGAAGGTTAATCAATATTGACACGAAAGTTATTGAAAGCGTAGATTATGCAAGTAGGAACCTGGATATTGGGACTAAAAGTTTAGCTGTGTTGAATGCAATTAAACAAGACACAGCAAGGCTTGAAAATATTGAAAAGTACACAAAAGAAACCCGCGATGCGGTGCAATCATTATAATTATGGAACCAACATTTTATATCGATAATGTTAACATTGATACTCAATATGGAATTAAGGTATTGAACTATGATTCCCTTATTGCAGGTCAAAAACAGCGTGTAAATACGTATGAATGGCCCGATAAAAGCGGTGTTGATGTTGATTTCAATAACATTAAATATGAAGCCGGTGAATATACACTAAAATGCATTATGGTTGCAGCAACTGAAGATGATATCGATTCATCAATGGAAGCTTTAACATATGCCACAAAAACAAAAGGTTTGTTTGTGTTATCTATGCGCGACACTGTATTTAGAAAAGCGTTTTTATGCTACAGAAACGATGATATTAGCGGTAAACTCTATTCATCAAAAAATAAGTGCATTTATGAATTTGATTTAAAATTAAAAGGATCCAATCCAAACGCCTTGATAGATTATGTTGATACAGGTGTAAGCACAAATTATATATACTCAAACACAAAAGGACCCGGATGGTTGCATTGGGGAGATGGTGTTAAAGAGTTTTTAGAACATAGTGGAGATTACTCACACACTTATTTGGTAGCCGGAAAATATGATGTTATTATGGACATTGATAAAGATGCTCCTAACATTGCCCCTCCTTATGTTGTACCTGATTTTGACACTGATAAGAGTATTTATGATGTAAACGCGTATGTTACCAAACCATTTACGCTAGAATTACATATGGGTGAAGGTACCACCTCACAGGATATGTACTACCATATAATTTTCAACGGAGTTCGCGAAATAATATACATACCATCTGGTACCAACATGGCTACTTTGACAATTACCAGAGAGTTTTTAGATGTGAGTGCCTTATCCTATCTTAAAGTTGAAACCTATCTAAATTCAGAATATGGTACCAAGGTCAGATTCTTTATGTTTAAAGGGTCGTTTAAACTTATAAATGCTGGTGTTACCCGGTTCAACTTTGTAAACGATAGCGGTACCGCTTACTCTTATTTTCCAAACGAATTTCATTTAGGGAATAATGATATACCAGAGAGTGATATTAATACACTTTTAGAAGCCTTTAATTCGGTAGTTCATTATAGAACCGCAGATCCATTGGTTCTTGATATATCGGGCGGAACAAACGCGGTTCCATCATCAGTAACAGCTATTGACACTAAAAACACAATGATTTTAAATTTACAAACCTATTCTGACAATGGTTAACTGGGTGCAAATATTTAGAACCGGATTGAGTACCGTATATGTAAAACCAGGTACCGATTCTGTATTGTATCAAAAATACATGTCAGATGATGTTATTAAATTGAATTTTACGCAATCTGAATACATTGAATTGAATGTGGGTGATTTTATAGTATTCTCAGGTGTAAAATACACCATCAATAAACAACCCAGATTTGAAAAACTTGGAGTAAATAAATTCAAATACGAATGCAAATTCGAAGGTCCGATTCATGAGCTAGATAAAGTGGCTTTAATGTTTGACAATTTACCAGTTAAAATTTATACCGGAACTGCTGCTGATTTCTTGTCCTTGTTTGTGCTCAATATGAATCGTGACCATGTTGGCTATGAAGTTGGAAATGCAGATTCAACCGAAGCTAAAACAATCACGTTCGATAACGACACTGTATTTTCAGCTATTAATACAGTGGCCGATGAATTTGGAGTTTCATTCTCTATTGTCAATAAGACACTACATTTTCAGGAAACCGGAGCCACATTAAGCGATTCGTTTAAAGTTGGGGTTTACCAAGGGTTGTATAATTTATTCCGCAAGAATATTGACAATAGTAATATTATTACCCGCTTGTGGGCTTATGGTTCTGACAGGAACCTTCCAGTTGGTTACCGGGATTACATTGGAAAACTTGCATTTGCCAACACAGCACTAAGTAATGAAAGCCGTGTTGAAAACAATGTTAACAAATACGGCCTTTGTGAGCGCACAAAAGATGATTTTGACATTTACCCAACACGCACGGGAACTGTTACCGGTGTTGATTCAGGAAATGTAAGATTATTCATTGATACAGGAATTGATTTCAATCTGAATGACTATTTATTACCAGGATTAACACCTAAAATAAATTTTAAAAGTGGTAACCTGATAGGCCGTACATTCGAATGTAGTTACAATAATACTACTAAAACATTCACATTAGATTATTTAACAGATTCCGGGATTACTTTTCCAAACGAAACGGTTAAACCCGAAGTTGGTGATACCTATACCATATATGATATTTACCTGCCACAAAGCTATATTGATGATGCTGAGACTCGTTTGAAAACCGCTGCTGAAGCTTACCTTTCAGAATACAGTGTACCCCGGGTGACTTATGAACTATCAATTGACCCAATGTATGTAAGAGAAAAAGAAATAAGCATGAATGTAGGTGATTACGTCATTGTGATTGATACGAATCTGGGAATATCAGGTTTAATAAGGGTAAATGAATTAGAACGCAGCTATTACAATCTGAATAAGTTCAATAAGATTGAAGTGGGTACGCTTCAAAAGTCGGGCAAATTGCAAGAGTTGTCAAAAAATTTGAATAACACAAAAGCAACAACCTACATCAACACAATAAATATTGCACAAAAAGCAGACACAACAGCGGTTAATACGCTTATTGAAAACAACAAAGTAGTATGGAAGTAAATTTTTATAAAAGAACACAAGCTGAATTTGATGCTTTACCTCCAGAAGAGAAAGAAGACCAGGCTCTTTATTTTATCTCTGATACAGGGGTTATTAAACAGTACGATTTAGCAACCGATTCTTTTATTCCATACGGAGGCCAACCCACTGACCAATTTTTGGATGGAGGGGGTGTAGATGAGATTTACCAGATTGATGATGTAATTGATGAAGGGGAAATAGTATAATGGCAGCAAAAATTCAAATAAAAAGGGGGACAGCAGCAGCTTGGACAGCTCTGAATCCTGTATTAGCAGACGGACAACAAGGTCTTGAAACAGACACCAACAAGCTAAAGATTGGTGATGGTGTAACCGCATGGAACAGTTTACCCTATTTTGGCGGTGAAAGTGGTCCCAGTGTCGCCAGTTTAATCCACGGGGCAACCGACAAAGAGACCCCCGTTGATGCTGATGAACTGGCTTTGGTTGACAGTGAGGATAATAACTCTCTCAAGAAGCTTACTCTTGGCAATTTAAAAGCCACCTTTTTAGCCTGGCTAAAAACGGTATTTACCAGCCGTAAAACTATTGAAGTAAGTGTAGCCACCGGACAATTACAGTTTGATTTTGACAGCCTCCGCGAAGTTTGGGCAACCAAAACCGGGGGTGGTGCCATTGTGGTGAATGAGAATGTGACTATCAGCTATGTGAATGCAGCCAATTTTAAGAGCTTGTGGTTTCCGGTTGAAGTGACCGGAGGAGCAAGGACTTTTACTTTTGCTACTGGTCACAAAAGTGGGGATTCCCGTTGGGACACTTTATTACTTACTCTAGATGTTGGGTTTTATCAGATTTCTATTATGAATAATGGAAACTACAAGAGTGTGACATGTTCAAATGAGGAGGTGTAGAATGTCATTACTAGCCAACAACGGGTTACAATTTGGAAGCAGGGTTATGACATTCATTACCAATAAAGACGGTATTTTTAATCCTACAATAAACACATCTGATTCATCAGTTCCTATATGGAGGGTCGAGGGATACGGAGTTCAAGCCGCAAACACACCAAGTTTTGATTTAACTGGTAACACTCAGGATTTAAAGGTTACTGTATCCCTTTCGAATTTTTCGAAAGTTTCTAGTATCGTATTTTCAAGTCAAAATATAAAAGGGACACTTGATATGTCATTACTTGAGAGTTGCACTAATTTTCAATTGCATTCAAATAGTGAATTAATTCAAGTTATAAATCCGACACATGATAAAAATGTCAATTATTATAGTATTCAGGAATGTAACATCACTGGAACTTTAGATATATCAACCTTCCAAAATATAGGAGGTTCTATAACATTTAATAATAATCCAAATCTCACACAGATAATAAATCCAGTGAGTTCATCATATATCCTAACTAATTATAACGGATATTTATGTGATTTAACAGGTACACTGGATATGACAGGGTTTACACTCGGAGGCTACTTTAGAGTATATTCTAACCCTAATTTAACGGGTATTTCACATGCACCAACATCCGAAGATATATTAGCGTATCAAGCACACGCTTGCAATCTCACGGGAACACTGGATTTATCTGGGTTAACAGGTTTTGGGGGTGGGTTTCTTATTTACCAAAACCCAAATCTTACCCAAATCATTAATCCAGTCAGCTCTAATAATATTAGTACGTATTATGCTTCAGACTGTAATTTAACAGGAATGTTGGATTTATCCGGTTTAACAGGTTTAGGAGGTCTTTTTAGAGTTAATGGAAATCCAAATCTTACACAAATCATTAATCCAGTTAGTTCAAACACCTTTACATATTACTATGCTTCAAGCTGTAATCTCACGGGAACTTTGGATTTATCCGGGTTAACGGGGTTAGGTGGTGACCTAAGAGTTCACATAAACCCAAATCTTACCCAAATCATTAATCCAGTCAGCTCTAAAACTTTTACTTATTACTACGCTAATCAGTGCAATCTCACGGGAACACTGGATTTATCTGGGTTAACAGGTTTTGGGGGTACTTTGGCAGTGTACATCAACCCAAATTTAACATCTATTACACTCCCAATAATTTCAAATAAAATAAACGTGTTTTATGCCTTCTCAACAGGTATCGGTATTATTGACTGGTCTAAACTAACCGGGTCAAACGATGGTATTAATATACGCGTTGATTCATGTGCATTCACAGCCGTAGAAAGTGACCAAAATACCTACGACATTGAGGCAATGGGTTGGGCAAATGGTACGCTGAATGTTGGCGGCACAAATGCAGCTTTGACAGATGGAGCCATAACTGGTTATGATGGTATAACTGCTAAAAATGATTTAATAACAGCCGGTTGGACGGTGACTTATAACTAATATTATGGCAGCAACAATCGAACAAACTACAATCAATGTGAACCGGATAATTGGGGACAATTATTGGTTTTTTGCGCATGATGGTGAACGTTTAATTCAGGAACCTACTTTCGTTGACCTTGGAACAACTGAGAGCGTACATCAACTATTTGTGGCAGAAACGGAGCAGGAATGCCTTTCAGAAGTGACAAGGCTTGGGCTTATATAAAAGTTTAACATTTAATTCAATTATTATGAAAAAGCTAGTTTTAATTTTACTGTTATTCCTTGGGTTTGGAATATCAGCCTTTGCTTCTCAAGGTGAGGCATCGGAAGTCGTAACCCAAAGTTTTGCAACAATTGGCGGTTTGGCCGCTTTAGTTGCCTCAATTGTTCAGGCTGTTAAAAAAGCTGTAAAGCTTAAAGCCTATTGGTACCAGATTTTCAGTTTTATTGTAGCCATTTTCCTATCGTTTGTGGGATGGTATTTTAAGCTGGGATTATTTGATTCTATCCAATACTGGTATTATGCCTTGCTAATTGGTATATCAATAGGATTATTCAGCAACGGATTTTATGACCTGGCAAAAATTATCCTTCAGTTATTTGGGGTATCGGTTCCCATATCCATTAAAGACAACTCTAATTATTTTGAAAACAACACAACTAAGAGCGTGGGAGATTTCAGGATGGTTTATGATAATGGAAAGGTTTTGATTCACCCCTTTGGACGAAGCGGTAAAACCGTTGATGTAAAAATAAAATAATAACCGGCCATTGGCCTTAACTCTACCACAATGACGAAAGCACTATACATACTGATGATTTCAGTAGCATTCACGCCAATAACAGGACTTGTTGAGAAATACCTTTTCAACGATTGGGAATTTCTTATTTACCTGTTTATTATGATAGCATTTGACTCTTTACTTGGTTTCCTTAAAAACTGGAAACGTAAAACTTTATCATCAAAAGCCTGGGGTCAGGTTATATTCAAACTTATTTCATACATGAGCCTGCTAATTGTAGCCCACATATTTGTGAGCTTTAGGATTGGAGGCGTAAAAGTTGAGCTGTTTGATTGGTTTGAAAAATTAGTGCTTACGTCATTGATGGTTAAGGAAGGAATAAGCATTATTGAGAATGTGGGTAGCATAAACGAAACCTGGGTTCCCAAGTGGTTGCTGAATAAGTTAAAGGAATTTGACGAAACTGGAAAATTTAAAAACAAATGATAATTCTTGACAATGGACACGGGAAAAATACTCCTGGTAAACGTTCTCCGGTATGGCCCGATGGTTCACAACTATTCGAATATGAATTTAACCGGGCGGTGGTTAAGCTTATTCACGAACGTTTAAATGAATTGGGTATTAAATCAATTATTCTGGTTCCTGAACTGGATGATATTTCACTGGCCGATCGTGTTGATAGGGCTAATACTATTTACCATACCGATAAAGAATCGTTTTTGATTTCAATACACGCCAATGCTGGTGGTGGGCATGGCTGGGAATGCTTTACAAGTTTGGGACAAACTGAGAGTGATATTATTGCCAATTATATTTTTGCATCAGCTTATAAATTGTTCAAAAATACAAGGTTCAGGCGCGACTATTCGGACGGTGACCCAGATAAAGAAGCCCAGTTTTATATACTGAGAAAAACCAAATGTCCGGCTGTTCTTACCGAAAACTTTTTTATGGATACTGAAAGCGATTGTAGGTATATTATGTCAGAAGCCGGACGAAAACAAATTGCACAGGCTCATGTGGATGGTATTTTAAGATATTTAAAGAGTAAAAATGAGACTACTTGAAATAACACCGGTTTTTGTTGAAACCATTCCCCAAAAACTGGAAGATGGTAAGCTTTATATTTCAAAAGAATTTGGAATTGTAGCACATTCATGTGCCTGTGGTTGTGGGGGCCGTTGCATAATGGATTTAAAACCATATTGGAAAGACGGGTGGACGTTAACTGAACATGGAAATAATGTGGTTTCTCTTAGTCCATCGGTGGGTAATTGGTCCGGTGAGAATCCTTATCATGCTCACTATTTTATCAAGAATAATAAAATTGATTGGCTATGAAAGCTGTTTGCTGCGATAAACTTAAGAAGCTTTATGTTGATAGCCGTAATGATATCGATATTAAGACTGATGATTTTATTGTAGCAATTGGAAAAACTAAAAGCAACAGTGTTTATCATGTTGTTGAATCGAAGAAAAAGGAAAGAGTAAATGGTTTCAGGTACTATGTAAAAGTATTGGCTTCTGATTTAATTACATGCATGAAAAGGGATAGTTATCAGGCTTTAATCCCAATACAATGGTATAGTAGGAATTAATTAAAAATGACATGAAACACCTTTGGTACATATTAATACTTCTTGCATGCTCAATTGCCAGTTTCTTCTATGGTAAAAACATCCAGAAAAAAGAGATTGCCAACATTATTGACAGCGACACGGCCAGTGTATCCATAGACCTTCCAGAACCGGTTGAAGAAAAGGAACCCGAAATTGTATTTCGAGATACCGGAAGCCATACTATAAAAATTGAGTATAAAGACACCACAATATTTGTTCTGGTTCCGGTTCCTGTAGATACAGCTGCCAAGGTTGCAGATTACCTTTTACAACGAAACTACCACATTGATACTACTATTAACGAGGTTAACGCGGTAATTGATGCCAGCATATATGCCAACAAAATGGCCAATATTCATTTTCAATTTGTCAATTTGCGAACATGTGATCCTGAAGTGTTCCAATTCAGAGCCGGGGCTTTTGCCGGTGTAAATGACCTCTCACCTACTTTTATTATCGATTATAAAAAATACTCTTATTCAGTATCATATGACCTTATTGGAATTGAAAAGGGTTTCCGTTTTGGTTTTTTTCGAAATTTTTGATACATCCTATTGCCACATTTTTAAACTTGCAGAAAATGGAGAGAATTATGGAAAAACTTGAATTAAAGCATTTAGCACCTTATTTGCCTTATAACATTGAATGTTCAATTTATAGTGAAATGTATCCATCACCAAAATTAGTGGGTATAAACGGTTTATTTGTTTATTTAAATTATCACGGCACATATCTTTCATTTGAACTAGAAAAGATTAGGCCAATACTTCATCCACTTTCAGATTTAACCAAAGATGAATCATTTGAATTATTTTGCAAAGAACAAATTACATGTGCTAATCTAAAAATAATTGAAGTTCCAACTGAATTTATTGATGATAAACTAATTGTAATAAATGTGCTTGGTGGAGATAATGTAGCTTTATCATATGACAATGAAATATTATCAGAATGTCCTTTATTATTTTACGAATGGATGATTGAACATCATTACGATGTTTATAATCTAATTGGTAATGAATTAGCAATTGACATAAATTCACTGTAACTATGGCAGCAATAGAATTCAAGCTTGAGATTGATACGTTCCATCTGAATAGACAAATCAAATCAATTAAGAAAAAGTTATTTTGGTTGAGATTTAAATGGTTTATTTTTAACAAAGTGTATAGAAATAACAGAATTAAATTATTGATTAAAAAATATGGAAGCAAAACAAACACTGGAACTATTCCTTAGACATGCCATAAAGGGACATGCCCGAAAAGCTAAAAAATATGTACAAATTACTCAACTGCACACATCGCAACTTGTAGATAGTAATATTGAAAGAATTAACCTTACACTAAAAGGAGCCGGAAAAATTACACTGGTTGAGCGTGAATCGGTTAAAACTGACCTTATACCGTCAAAATGTCTTATTGATTTTAAATTAGTGACAGAAAAGAAAGGTGAGTTTACTATTCGGCTAATTAAAGAATCTGGAATAAGGAAACCCGATGAAAATGGAACCTGGGGTGTAAATGTTACGTCCTTTAAAATTTATACCGTTTAG